CACTTGATGGTCTTATTCTCACAGTTAAGGTTCCGTTCCGTTATAGGAGAGTGATGTGTGAAGTCCGAGGACATCCCGTCCAATCTCTTACAAAGGGGTGTGAAGTTGAAGTAGAAACGGATTTTGCGGGTGTTTGGAATGTTGCCAACTATAGTGGATATGCTTGGAAGCTTGTGTCTATTAAAAGTTAAACTCTACATATATCAAATGCTAACACGCACGGGATACCTCGTCACTGAGGGACCAATTCAGGAAATTAAAAAGGAACTGACAGTAAGACCACAGGTCAACAGCGACTATGGATTTCCTCCCCCACCTTTCAAGGTTTTTAGAACAGCTAAGAATGGAGTGTGCGTTCCAAGATTCTACGGAGTTGGTAAGGTGGGAAAGCCCAAGGAGGATCGTCGCCCCGAGCCGGCGAAATCCAGCGCCAAGTTCGTCGGTCAGTTACGAGACGCAACCCACCAGAACGAGGCTCTTGCTGCAGCTATTAGTGCGGGCCATGGTGTTCTCTCGCTCCCATGCGGGTATGGCAAGACCACCGTATCCCTGGCAATAGCGTGTAAGTTGGGCTACCGCACAATGATTGTAGTTCACAAACAGTTTCTCGCAGATCAATGGCGAGAACGCATTCAACAGTTCTGTCCAGGTGCCACAATAGGCATTGTTCAACAGAATAAGAAGGAGACCGATTGTGATTTTGTCATAGCCATGCTTCAATCCCTGTCCCTCAAGGAGTATTCCTTCAGTGATTTTGACTCCATTGGTACACTCATCGTGGATGAAGCCCATCACATTTGTGCCAAGGTCTTCAGTCAGTCCCTCTTCAAGATGTGTCCCAAGCACATTTTTGGTCTTTCGGCGACACCCGAACGAAAAGATGGTCTCACGAAGGTTCTTCATTGGTTTATGGGACCCACATTCTTTGCGGTGGAGCGAAAGAATCAGGAACAGGTGGAAGTATTTCCGGTAACTTATGAATCATTCAACTACAGAAATCCTCCACCATGTACGAGAAACGGTAAACTATCAATGCCCAATATGGTCACAGAAGTTGTTGAAGACAGGAAGCGGAATCAAATGCTCGTTCAACTCGTGAAGAAAGCTTCAGAGGGCACGAGGCAACTCCTCGTTCTCAGTGATCGTCGGTGGCATTGTGAGATGCTCCACCAATGTTTCCCCAAAAACTCAGGACTCTACATGGGTGGTATGAAAGAGGCCGACCTTCAGGCTTCATCACAAAAGAAGATCATCTTTGCCACCTTCTCACAAGCCCACGAAGGTCTAGATATCCCAACCCTAGATACGGTGATTTTAGCGTCCCCCAAATCCGATATTACACAAAGTATAGGTCGTATTATGCGAGAGACTAAAGGTAAAAAGAACAATCCACATATCTACGACATCCATGATCCATGGTCCATATTTACAGCTATGTACTATAAGCGTCTCAAGGTGTACCGTCAAGGTGGGTTTAAGATCCATGGGAAGGTTGCCGAAGAAGAAAAGAAGAATGAGTTCCCTCAGGGAAAGTGTCTGTTTTTATAATCTGACTAATAAATAAATGTCTGGTGCATTGATACAACTTGTCTCAAAAGGCGCGCAAGACATTTATCTTAATAGTGAAGAAGGTCATTCGTTCTTTCGTATGAAATTTACGAGACACACAAATTTTTCACAGGCTCCCAAGCTTATTAAGACCATCACAGACAACGACCCTGTTTTTACAGTTCCCGTTTATGGTGATCTTATAAATTGTCTCTGGTTTGAGGGTCTTGATAAGAACTCCAATGTTTCATCAAATCTTTTGTATAATTCAACAATTGATCTTTATGTGGGTGGTCAGAAAATTGATTCTCAGCATTATGACTATTATGCGGACATTTGGCCAAACTATCTTTCAGAAACATGGGTAAAACAAGAGGAACTTACAAATAAAACGAGTACTTCCAACAGAAACTTCCAACCACTTCACTTTTTCTTTTGTGATCACGGGGCATTTTTACCCCTCATATCTTTAGCTCATCATCAAGTTGAAGTGAGGGTTAATTTTGATCAAGCAAGTCTGGTTGGTTATAATAATTCTCAAAAGAGAATCAATGTATATGGAAACTATGTATATCTCGACAAAGAGGAGAGAGAGTCTCTCGTAAAAAGACAGATGGACTTTATAATTACTCAAACACAGCGTTTGGATTTTCCACTTTCTAATGTAGTCGATAACTCCATTCAAACTGGTGGATACAATGATTTGGATTTGAGTTCCTTTAATCACCCCGTGAAGTCTATATTTTTTGGGTATTCGGCGACAAATATTGATCCAACAAATGATCGTTTTACATTTAAGAATGCGGATATTCACATAAATGGTACACCACTTCTTGAAAATATGAGCCCAACATACTTTCACACGGTTCAAAATTATTACAAGTCAAAATATGGTAAAACTGACTTCAGAGTTGACACAGAAGATCTAATGTATACCCGATATTTTGCGTATCATTTTGGTTTGAATGTTTCAGAATACAATCCATCTGGGACATGTAATTTCAGCAGACTCGATAATGCTAAACTCATAATTCGTGGAGCTGAAAAGGGTAGCTTTAGGGGGGATCAAAAAGATATTTATGTGTACGCAGTAAACTATAATGTCCTCAGGATCAAGGATGGTTTGGCTGGAATTTTATTCGGGAACTAAAGTATAAATGGGTCGCACCGCAAGATTCGAACAGATTTATGTTGCAAGTCTGGAGGCAGAACCCGTTGAACAAGAAACTCTTACGGGTGTCAAGAGTATTTTGACAAGAGAAGTAGAGGCAAATGAACTCCTACTTGTTACAGATCCCGAAACCGGTGTGAAAGGTCGCCTCGGTATATCAAATACAACACCATCAAAATCTCTTTCCGTGGGTAACAAGTTTTTTGTGGATGAAACTGACACAATTGTGCTTGACGTGAAAGGTCGTGGTAAAGCTGAGCGTTTATTCGTTGAAAATCAATTTGCCATCGGTACAACGAACCCAACAAAGGCGTTTCAGGTAAATAGTGGCGCAACGAGAAAAGTTGATATTGATTTAACAGGTCGTGATTTGATGACAGTGAGCGGTAACTTGGTTGCTACAAATGTGATCGTGTCCGATAGACTTATAACATCTGGGGCAAATCTTTCAATTAAGGAGACAAATTCAAATGTCGTCACTGTTGTGGGTGGTATCAAAACTTCAAACTTGAGCGTTGGAAGTAATGTTGGTATTTTTGACCAGGGTTCCAATATCATGATGTTAAAGGGTAATGTGTATCAAGAAGGTTACTTGAACCTTGTGGGTAATATCGCTGTGACTGGTAATATTACTGTCACAGAAACCGCGACATATATAGCTACACAGGATTTGCGTGTTGCGAATGTTGTCATTCATTCGGCTTTTGGAAATGATGTGCTGTCACGAGAAACGGCATTTGTTATGACACCTGGCACGGGATACTCAAATGTAGCTCTTGGTTTTGTCGCGGGTAATAGGGGTAGAGAGATGGCCTTTTTTCAAACGGACGCTTACGGTGGGTTAAATGCGGACACAATTAATGTAGACAATACAAAGTCAATTAATGTTCATGTATATGGTGACATTTACACATCAAACAATATAGGTGCCGCGAACACATATCCAACACACGACCTCTGTGTAGGTTCAAATGTCTTTATTGACGACACAAACTCAAATGTTGTCTACGCAGATGGTAATGTGTACGTCAAGGGTCTCATACTTGGATCAACTGGTTTGAGAGCTGGTAATCTGCTCACATTGGATGAGACTTCTGCGACACCTGTGACGATAAGTGGAAATGTCCAAATGAATGCGTTACGCACTACGGGTACGGCTCCATCGGGTATTTCAAACCTATCACCTACGGATACACTTTCCGTGGGCGCCAAAATATTTGCTAATACAACAGCCCTAAACACTCTCAGAATTTTGGGTAACACCGCAACAACAAATCTCACAACTGAAATGGTTTTTTCAAGTTCAAACCTCGTTGTTCACGCAGATAGATTCGGTGGCGACAGTACATCAAATGTACTTGTGCTTAAATCCGGTCCAACTGCCTCAAATGTGAGCTCCATAGAAGTATATGGTGCGAGTACAACAGCTACACAACAAAAGATTACTATGAAGACAAAGAATACTGAAAGAATCCGAATCACTTCGGATGGCAATGTTGGAATCGCAAATACAGGTCCAACGGAGAGACTTACAGTGTCGGGTAATATCTATGTGATTGGGAGTAACACCATTTCAACTGGTAACATATGGGGATCTACGGGTAATATCGCGATGCGTGCGTATACGAGTGTTCCCAATGGGGAAACACGGGTTGAAAATATAGTTGGGGCTGGAAAAGGTCTCAAGTTTTTCGCGAGTACCACACCCACAATGGGTACACCCAAATTGACTCTCTTGGAATCAAGTAATGTGGGTATAAATGTAGCGTCACCAGTGGGTAGACTCCACACTTCCGGTGGAACTGTGTTAATAAACGACCAAGTTGTGAAACGTGGTACATATGTTCACCAAGAAACACCAATGGTTATCACCAACACACACCCGATTATAAGTACGACTGATATGGGTCGTGTATTAGATTTAACTCGTGAAGGTGATGGTATAGAACATGGAGCCCGAGCCTCATTCAAGTTAGGGAAACATGAGACCGCGGATGGAACTTCTAGATCACGACTTGATCTTTATTTAGCGAGTGATAACTACCAAACTGATGCTGATGTGATGACCTTCCTAAGTTCTGGAAAAGTTGGAATTGGTAGCACGCAACCCTCCGCATTTCTTGAGGTCACAGGTTCAGGTTTTGCAGATCCAACTGAAAACGGTATTCTCCTACATAACCACGATAATGGTGATGCTATTGTAGCAGTAGAAACCAAATTAAATGTGGGTAATGCATTTACAAGTTATATACTTGAAGATGGCGGAGCCTTGACAGGTTGGTCATCGGGTGTAACAAAGGACGATGATTTTAGAATTACGGAGAATTACCGGAGAGTTTTGGATTCTTCTGCAACAGCTCTCTTCATAAGTAGTGCGGATCGTCACGTGGGTATAGGTACAGATGTGCCACGGGGTAAATTAGAAGTTGTCGGTAATGTTGTGATCGGGCAACAACTTTCATTTTCGGGACTTTCGGGTGATGAATTTGGTAATACACATATCATAGAGAGAAGATATAATACCGATTTTTCAAGAACCGAATTGCTCCTCTTTAAGGGTAACGACGCTTCGTCGGCTGATAACGGACCCGATAGAATTAGACACATAGCGGGTGAACATGTATTTCAAACATATACATCATCTGGAGAATCCCTATATGGAACAAGTGAAATTTTGGAGACAATGGATGGTCAAACAGATAAGCCAATGGTCATATGTGATAATGGTCTCGTAGTTGTTGGTGGTCAACGTGGTGATGCAGATGGGAGGGGTGCGAATACTAAGCTTGTTGTAAATGGCGATCTTGAGTTTTCGGGTGGAGGTTCATTTAAGCTCACCGGCTTTGAATTTTCCACAACAACTGGTGCTACAAGTCGTAATATTATTAGAAGTAAATTAGATGGTTCTACTACTCGTCGCGCTTTGACTTTTGTACACGAAATTGATGACAGCAACGACGATGAATTTGCTCGGTTTGATACAGAAGGTAAATTGGGTTTCGGTACGGATTCGCCGGTTGCAAATGTTCACATCTATGATACAACAACTGAAAGTATAGACCTCTTGAAACTTCAAAGTAGCGGTGATGATAAGGAAACTGGTATGCTCCTATATACAAATGAGGGTGAGGGTGCATATGCACGTGGTTTCAGCAATGCGACGAATGGTACCACAGGTCTCGTAATGGGTGTTGCCAATAATAGCACCCAAACAAACTGTATGCACCTCATTCATACAAGTAATGTGGGTATTGGCACGCCTATCCCAGCTACAAAGTTCCATGTGTATGATGGTATTCTGCGAGTGGAGAGCTCTTCTTCAAACGCAATCATAGAGTTTAAGACAACCACAGGCTCTGCCAATATTTATTCGGATACAACGGGTAATGTCTACATAAATCCAATTACATCGTCCAAAACAACAATTGTAAATAGCGATCTTGAAATCGTGGGTGATGTTTCAGTTGGTGGTAACATTGATCTTGGTAATCAAGTCGCCATTGGTCTAAGTGGTGATACTGCTTCAACAGATCTTGAAGTTGGTGGTGGTGTCATAACTAACTCGGTGGAAGTTTCTAAAAAGACATACTCCAAGACATTTACAACTACCGCGGGTAATGCCAAAGATATTCAACTCATGTTTGGAGCTGGTGCCTTTTACGCAAAAGTGACGGCCATTTTAAGAAGAACAGATGGATCAACTGTTGGTGATTTGAGTACAATGATTATAGAATTACAAGGTGGTACCGGTGATGAAAGTGCCCCATCGTTAGATTTAGCCATAGGTACTAAGAATCTATTTGGTGGTACAAACAGCTATCCATGGAGTCCAACAATAACTACTGGTACACGTGGTATTAGCATTGAACCTTACAACACAGATAACACCAGAGTGTACGCGTATGATATATTTGTGGAGCTCATATCGGCGTGTGGTGGTAAGCTCACGAAGATTACACGTTCTTTGAACGCCCTAGGTGATCTAGATGGTACAGGTGGTCAAACCGAAATCGTAGCATTTACATATTAAATAATTTTACCGTAAGGGGAAAACCCAAAGGTAGAATTAAAAATCAATTTACGCCCTGATGGAATCAGAGACGGCTAAGAATAGAACGCCGACAATGAAAGCCATGACGACGTAATTACACTCGGTTTCTTCAAGACTCGCTTCGGTCTTTGGTTGAACAACAGGTGCAGGCGCGACCTGTTGCCTCTTAGGAGGTTCGAGATCCTCCAAAGGACAGTAACCTATCATTTATACTGTACTTAGAGATTAATTTCAGTCTTCTTCTTTTTGCGACCACGCTTTGACTTGGAGGTGCTATCCACATTCACTTCCTTGACTTCACCACCTGTAGATTCGCCCGAAATTGATACAATGTCCGACATATCATCATCATCTTGTTCACTGACTGGAAGTTGTATAGTTGTGTTCATTGGTGGTGGGGGTGGCATCATGACACCACCCATGAGGCTTGAGATGTCAATCCCTGGTCCCTGCATCTCATACTGACCAGTGCCTCCAACTGGAGCAGCATCAGCTGGACCAGAGGGTGATCTCGTCGTGTTTTGAACTGCGGACATCATATTTTTTATAAGTTCTGGGTTTTGTTTGAGAACATCATTCATATTGGGGAGAGCGCTCTTAAACATACTGTTTGTCAAGTGGAACATCATCGCCGAACCACCCAACATCATGATAAGCTTGACTTCTGGGGCGACGTTGACCTTGGATCTGTACTTGACATACAACTCTTCAAAGACTCCATCATAGTCATCTACATTCTCCATGACAGACTCCGACCAACCCTCAAGTTGGATCTCAAAGGGGTTGTACCTTTTGTTGAGGAATTCTAGACCAGTCACACAAGCAACCAACATACGCCGAGAGAAGCGAATAGATTGCTCAACATCAATACTGTATGTGATCCGCTTCACTTCAGTTCTCAATTCGTCTATGTTAGAGTATGCAGTAAGTCTCTTGTTAACACTGAATCCTTTCTTTTCGAGGCGACCCAACTTGTTAATAAGATCCGCCTTTTCTTCATCAAGAGAAGAATACCCCTTTGAGGGTCGTTCTTCCTGCATTCCAAACTGAGGTCCATCGTTGGCATCGTCAAAGAATGCGTCATCATCCTCGCCATAATCAATTTCATTTTCTTGTTGTGGCTGAGTTGGTACAGATTGCTTGTTTGGGTTTACGAAAGCATCCATGGCTTCTTGTTGTTGTGGTTGTTGTGGTGGTGGTCTGTTAGAAGTGGGACGACGCACGGGCTGAGCACGAGGTACTGAAATCTCAATTTCATCCATCAGAGCCTGTTCGTCAGCGTCCAATTTCATCACAGTAGTATTTCCACGATCAATGACAATTTCTTCGTCCATCTACTCTCTAATATGAAACTATTAAATATCCTTTAACGCACTTTAGAAAAAATTATGTGTGTACATTATATATGTTAAACCTTAACCGTGCCAACCGAAATGCCATCATGTCCATTGTTGCCTTGATCGTGCTTATCTTTATCCTTGGTATGTTGAAAAATACCAGCAAGTACCAACCCAGACCAATCGTTATTAAGGCGATCAACGAAGAATCAATTTTTGATCTTGAACACAAATTGGAATGCGCTCCTGGACACACCAGCGAAGGTAGCACCTACACCAAGTCTCTCACTCCAGGTGGACTCTGTGGTTCCGAAAAGCTCGTCGCGGAACAAGCGGGCTACGAGATTGAGGATGGAATTGGCGGATCTTTAATCTAAGCTAATACTAAATGGCTTTGGTTACCTCGCCCCAAACTATTCCAGATCTTGACTATGAATATCATACTATAACTATTGATTCAATTGGTCAAGACAGTGCGAATACTTTTACTTGTCATCTTCAGCAACCCCTCAAAAATGTGGTTCAGGCCAGACTTCTTGCGGCGCATATTCATTCAAATGTTGTGACTGAACATTGTTATGTTTCCATCGAAGAGTTGGATTCCATTTTCAATGATCGTGCTTCAAATGTTCTCACTGGACAAGCCGAATTAAGTGTGATCAGGGGGTCATTTGCGAGTCTCATTACTGAAAATGCTACACACGATGCGGGTAATTCACTCATCACATTCAAAGATAACTATACAATCGCGACACAATATGTCAACCCAATACACCGTATTGATCGTCTCAGTGTTGCCATTAGAGATCAAAATGGTAATACAATTAAAAATTCAACCGATTCGGGATCAAACTTTTTGGTGATTCGTTTCGTGTGTAGAAAACCAAACTTGTAATTTTCTCACTTTAGAGTAGTATAACATGTCTTCGGGTATTGTTCAACTTGTAGCAATTGGTGCTCAGGATGAGTACATTATGGGCAACCCAGAGATATCGTTTTTTAGTTCAACCTTCAAACGACACTCTAATTTTTCACAATCCGTTGAAAAGCAAACGATACGCGGGGATGTGAAAAATAATTCAATGTCAAGTGTTCAGATTGAGAGATCGGGGGATATGCTTGGATACATTTACTTGACGATCGATGATACGACCCAAGCTTTAGATACTTCTCGTTGGGATCTACTCATTGATAAAGTCGAGCTTCTTATTGGTGGTTCAGTCATTGATACACAAGATAGCATATTTACTGAAAAAATCGCTATAGATACATTTGCACAAAATATATCAAGAAGTGCAATTGGGACTCACCCAGGTGTGCATGCGCGCTCATATTTTTACCCCCTTCGTTTCTTTTTCTGTGAAGGACCACAGTGTGCTTTACCCCTAGTTGCCCTCAACTATCACAATGTG